AGCTATTGCTTATGGAGATGCTTTAGCTCTCGATACTGGTGGTAAGTTTAAAGCTATTGCCGCTGACGCAACACAAAGTGCTGCTAACATAATGTTAATGGTAGGACGAGCTCAGGAAGATGCCGCTGATGGTGATACTTTCAAAGCTCTAATATTTGCAAGGAAGTGATTTAGATGGAGGATATTCAAACTTTTGCTGATGGTGGTTATACCTCTGGAACAATCCGATGGGAACCCTACCTAGAAAAAACTATAATGAGATACATCGAAAGCTCTTCAGTTCTTCGAAATTACTGTTTCATTTATCCAATGCCTTTAAATACCTTTACTGTAAGAATTCCAAGGAACTATGCTACTGGTCTTGCTGTAGAGATTGAAGAAGGTTCAGAAATTCCTGTAGTCAGGCAATTAACAGATACCTTTGATTTATCTGTAATTAAATATGGTACTGGCGCAGAAATGACTGACGAAGCTAAAGAAACCGATTGGTTAGGAATTCTAGGTCAAGAACAAGTAACTGAATCTGCCAAAAGGATGTTAAGAAAAGAAAATTCAGATGTAATGGCTGTAATGCTTGCAGGAGCTCAACACTCTGGTGCTGCATCATCTGCTGGAACTCTGAAAGTAGAGGATTTGGTGACTGCCAAAACTCATTTAATAAAAGCATATCATAAACCCGATGTTGTATTTGTAAACCCAGACCAGTATGCTGATTTACAAATTGATGAAAGGTTCATAGACGCTTCTCGATCTGGAAGCACTCAAACACTGCGTGAAGGTGTGGTTGGCAGAGTTTCTGGATTAGATTTAGTTGTATTACCTGAACTGACTACTGGAACTGCTATTATGTGGGATAGTAATGCTAACCCATTATGGCTAGTCGAAAGACAAGGTGTCAGAATAGGAAGATACAGAAATGAACGTAGACAGGTTGACGGTTTCGTCATGACCCGATGGGCTAAACCTGCTATGGTTAGAGGAGATGCAGTATATAAAATAACTGGTTGTTAATCCTCTCTTATTTATTTTTTGGAGGTAATTAAAGTGGCTAATAATAAAAAACGAAAAATCAAATTTGATGGTGAGGTTGCCACCTCTTTCCAAGATAAAGGTGTAGAATATAAAAAAGACAATAATGGAAACATTGTTGAAGAAAGAATTCTCTCTAAACCCTTTGTAATAAAAAGCGGAGAAGAGCAAGAAATTGACGAAGAAACCTATCAATATCTAAAAGAAAAAGGTGCTTTGCGAACAAAAGCTGAACAAAAAGAGCGAATAAGATTGCGAAGAAAAATTTTAGGTAAAAAATCTTGGAGAGCCGAACCACGAAAAGATGTTCAGACACTCTCTGACGAAGATATTAATTTAGTATATAACGACTTGCCTTACGAGGTGTAATATGTCGAATTTAGTTGATGTGGAATTTGTACGAGACTTTTTGGATTTAGCAGATGATTCTCAAGATGTTCAAATTGATCTCTTAATTCCACTTTATCAACATAATATAACAAATTCAATGGATATTACTGATCTTTCAGATGAACAATTGGACGATATTCGAATTTGTATTTGTTCTGCGATTGGTTGTCATATACAACGAAGCGACCCTAACTTTAGTAGTGAAATTAAGTCTTACAAAGTTGGAAATATGTCAAAAGAATTTTTCAAGGGTGGAAAACAAAATGCCAGTGATTGGTGTGAATTGTTTGAGCTAATGAAAGATGATATAGATTCTAAATATGGTGAAAGTGGAACAGGTTCTGTAAAAAGGCAGGGATTATCAAATGAGTATGATAGACCTTATTAATGAATTGGTATTACCTGGAGAAGAATACTTTTTAGAACACAAAGAGGCCACAGGTCAAGAAAATGATTTAGGAGATGCTATTGTCGATTGGGTGGAAGTTCAAGAATTATCTGGAATTGTTCAAAAAAAATCAACTGATCCCGCAAACACTGAAGGTCATAATGAATTAGGCGATTACTATGGATTTTTTGAACCAAATTTTACAATACCAGAAAATGAATTGGGTGATTATAGAGTTAAACATATTTTCCCAAGTGTGAACCCCTTTATAAGATATTTTGAGATTTCTTCAATTGACAGAAATTTACGGTTAGATAATGAGATACATCACTTTGAGATGGAGTTAAAATTAGCTAAAAAATGGTAAAATGCTCGCCTTTAATATATATCCAGTTGGCATGACTCAAGCTTTAGCAACATTAAATGCAATTGGGCCAGCAGCCGAAAAGGGAGGATTAGAGGCATTAGAAGAACTAGCCCCAAAAATTGTTGAAAGAGCAAAAACTTATGCTCCAGTAAGGGATGGAAATTTACGAGATAGTATAACATGGAGAAAAGAAAAAGGTGCTATTGTAATTTATGCTGATGTACCCTATGCCTATTGGCAAGAATTTGGTTTTACTCACTATATAAGTGGGAAATGGGTTCCTGGTAAATATTATATTACAAAAGCAATTGCCGATTTCATTGAGACAGGTGAAGCAGACAAGAAAGTTGCTGATAATATACAAAAGGAAGTTGCTAAAGCACAAACTGCAAGTCATTTAGCTGGTTCTATTGGTTTACTACCTATATTAGGATTATTATTTTCTTCACTAATGGCTGGAGCTATGATATTATCAACGAGGAATTAAATGAAAGCAGCACAACTAATAAGAGTTTTTCGAGAAATTTGTGGGGATTATCACCCCTCTGAAGATTTAAGATTCTCTTTTTCTGTTGATGGCGCAAGTGTCCCAAATTTCGTTGACACTGAACATTTAGTTCAATATCCTCAAATTCAGATAACTCCCTTTATAAAAGATGATTTAAAGGATATTTTTGAGACAGATACTCTCGAAAAGAGCTTAGACCCTTATGAAAATCCAAATATTGATTATGTAAAACATATTGAAAAAACAACTTTTAAGGAAGCTAAGTTTGCGGTTGACATATTAACTAAAAATTTAGAGCAACTTTTAAAAATACAAGGAATTTTAGAAAGTAGATTTGAAAATTTTTTTAGTGTTGAGTTGGGTGAATTTGTAGAGAGAGAGTGGTCTCCCTATAATGAAATTTTTTATAATGGTCATTATAATGCTACTATTAATATTATAAGGGCATATGATGAAGATAATTTACTCATAAAAGGTGAAGATATCCCTGAAGTAGAAGATACTGCGGGAAGTTGGGGTTTATTTGACACAGGACTTTATGTAAACCCCCTTACAGATGTTCAAAATTTAATATTTGTAGATAAAATTTATGGATCAGTTTTTTCTGATGGCTTTAGCGCAAAAGAAAAAGATTTGAAAAATTATAAAATCGTTTCTTCTAGCCAAGAACATGATAAAGATACTTCTACGAAGAGATGGAAGATGATGGTTCAATTAAAATATAGAGATAGCGTGGAAAGGTCTATTGGAAGAAGCTTTAAGGAGATTGATATCGATGGCCAAGAAAACTAATGAAACAAAAGGGGAAACTAAAGAAAAAGTTAGCGACCTTAAAGAAAAATTCTCCTTTTTTGCTTTTAAATATTATATGACAAAACCAGAAGTGGATTTAATTTGTTTCAAAGAAAAAATCGATAAAGATTTCAAATTAACTGAAAAAGATGCGAAGAAACTTTATAAAAAGTATTTCGGATAAAAGGAGGAATTAGATGGTACAAAATATACCAAATGTACGTGTTACACACGCTTATGGTTATACCCCAAGTGTTCCAGCCGATGATCAAATGTTCGGTATGGTTGTGGAATGTATTAAGGGAGAACCAAATCGTGCTGTATTAATTCGTTCCCCAGAACAATTATATCAAGAGTTTAAGATTCGAGCTAATGCATATTTTGGAGTGGGTGGTCAAGCATTATACGTTGTAAGGGCCGCTTGTGATACGGTCATTGGAGGAGCAGCCCCTGTTGCTGCAACACAAGCTTTCTTTGATACTCATGCAACTGCTGCTAAAGTGCTAAAACTCGAAGCTAAACAAAAAGGAAGTTACGAAATTACTCTCTCTGTGAGAGAAAACACAACTGAAGGAAACAATATTATTATTGAAGAAGATGGTTATCCTAGTGAATATTATATTGGAGTCCCTGATATAAAAACTCTCGTTAAGAGAATAAATAATGAAAGTTTAATTGTTAATGCTTACTTTAAAATTCAAGGTAAAAGTGGGTGGTATCAAGAATTTACTATAGGACAAACTGTTGTTGAAGGAACAGGAGCTTTAGCAACAAAAGCAGATGGAACTGTCCTTGGTTCTAATACTTCAGACACTACTGATAACGTAGAAGGAAGTGATGGAACTGTTGTAACTAATTCACCTGAATATTTAGGTCAACTACCAAATAGCGGTGTAACCATTTATGCTCCAGATGCTCATGCTAAAGCATTGCTTGCATTGGTTAATTATAAATTAGCTGGTGTATTCTGCATGCAAACAGGAGAATCTAATGTTCACGCTCAGTATATTGACCATGCTGATCAAATGAACGAAGCTGATGCACATGGCTGGAGGTCTGTTATTATAGGTGCTCCTTATGGTGCAGAAAAAGGTTCTATTGTTGGCGCAGCCGGTCAAGCAAACAGAGAAACTGTATTATATGTTGGGCAAGGTGTAATTGACCAAGAAGGTAATGAATACTCACCTTGTGAGGCAACTCAAGTAGTAGCTGGTAAAATTGGTGTAACTCCATACTATGAAACTATTTGGGGAGGTCAAACCAGGAAACGTTTAAGTATTGATATTCCTCCTGAAAATTTCATATCTGATATTGTAGACCTTCCTGGAGAAACCCCTGGAAGTATTGCAACTAGAACCGATATAATTGAATATAATGAAAGAGGAGTTATTACTTTCCAAAAAGATTTCGATGGTGTCCGAATCCGAGAAGGGGTAACAACCGTACAAGACAACTCTGTAGCAGAAGATGAACTTGCTGTAGTAAGAATTGTTAGACATGCTAAATATCTTGTTTATGAGAGAGCTTATGAAATGTTAGGTCAAAATATTACATCTACTTTCAAAACCGACCTTGAAGAATATATTAAAGGTGCACTTGAAAGAATGAAAATTGATGACCATTCGTTAATTGATATTCCTGAAAATGGATTATCTGCGTATAATGTAAGCGTTCAATTAATTCCAAGAAGCGTTCAAAGACAAGGAAAAGTTAAAATAGACATTTCGATTACTCCAGTTCACGCTGCAAGGGAAATCGTAGCTACAATTACGGTGATGTAGAGGTGATTTAAATGGTGAGTGGAGTTTTTGATTTAGGTCTAATGAAGATTAAGGGCGAAAAATATTTCATAGAAGAAATTACTGTAACCTCTACCAGAGAAAACACTGAAAGATATACTAGTGATTCATACCAACCAGTAGAAATTCGAAAAGGAAGACTTCGAATTGAGTTTACAATAAAAAGAGCTTGGGATGACGGTAGACTATCTAAAGTGTATGAAGATGGTACAGAGTTCCAAATTATGTTATATAACAATGATGTTTCTCCTCCAGAAGCTGTTGTTCGACTAGATGGTTGTGTTTTAGGTAAGGATCAATTAGGTACTTTCTCTGGAGACAAACACGTACAACAAGACTTAGAAGGAAAAGCAATCGCTAGGGTAGTAATTCGAAATAATTAATTATACCCTCTTTTTTTTATTTTTGAGGTGTTAATATGGTTTTTGAAGAAAAAGAACGTAATTTTATAGATGAAGACCAAGAGGCTATGACTGGTTTTCAAAAAGAAGTAAATCAAAGAAAAACAGAAAAAGCAAAAAAAATTATTGCAACAAAAGAGAAGCTTTTTGCTCGAAAGAATAGAGTTTTTGATATAAATATTCCTATAGATGAGGAAGATGATGGTACTCCAATTATGTTGACTTTTAAAGTTAGAAGGTTAAGTCATGAAGAAAGAAGTACCATGAAAAAATTTAAACCTTACGAAGTAATGAATATTTATGAAATGAGTGATGAGGATATGCAAGCGATGAGTGAGCAGGGCTATGAAGTTTTAGAAAAGGTTATTGTTGACCCAAAACTTTCTCTTGAGGAATGGAAAGAAGTTGATGTTGCTTTAACTCAAGAATTAATTGGAAGAATTTCTATTCTTCAATATGAGACTAGTGACGCTTTAACTATTAAAGAATTAGCAAATTTATAGAAGAGGTCGATGAATTTAAACTTGATTATTTATTATGTCGAGTTTTAAATAAGACCCCTGCAGAAATTGGTAAATTAGACCCTTATGATGTTTCTTTTTTAAAAGCTGGTTTACTATGGGAATTGAATTTTGTTAATGAAAAAAATAAGGGTTTAGGAATGTTAATGTTTTGAGGTGTTTATTTGACAGGAGCTATGGCAGGTGGTATTTCCACAAGAGCAGGTTCTTCTACTACTCCAAAAGGAGAACAGCGAAGAATTGATTTTGTAGTTGGTATAGCCAATATGACTTGGCCAGGAATTGCTGCTGTAGCTTCAGGCTTTGCAAATTTAACTGCAGTTGGTATGCGTACTGCAAATACATTAAATAATTCTATGAGAGCAACCCAAGCTGTAATGATGGCTGCAGGGGGTTTTGCAGCCCTAGCTTTAGGAGCTGCTGTAGTTGAAGCTGCAAAATTTGAAAAAGAGATGAAAAATGTTCAAGCTTTAATTACCAATATGAAATTTAGTAGAGCTGAAACTGTTGGAATTATTGAAGAAATGACAGTTTCAGCTAAACATCTTGCGACATCATATGGTATGGCTCCTGTTGAAATAGCAAGGGGGATGAAGGTTCTTGGTCGTGCCGGAATAGATAATATTACTAATATGAATGCGGTAATGGAATCTTCAATTAAGTTAGCTAAAATTGAAGGTATTTCTATGGAAAAAGCCGCTACCATGACAATTCAAACTACGAATCTTTTTGGTGGTTCATATGCAAAAGATGCTGCAAAATTTGCTGAAATACTAGCCCATGCAGCCAATATTTCGACTACTTCGGCAGAAGAGATAATGATTGGGTTAAGGCACGCTGGTGGTATAGCTGCGACTGTTTGGGGAACATCTACCCCACAAATGAAATATGAGAATGCAGAAGATATTTCTGCTATGATTGCAACTTTATCTCAACAAGGTGTTACAGGTTCAATGGCTGGAACAGCTATTAAGTCTTTTATGAACTATCAAGTAAAAAATATGCCAAAATCTATTAAAGCTTTGAGTGAAATTAAATTAACCCCCCAAGATTTAAGAGACCCAGAAACTGGTCAATTGAGGAGAATGGATGATCAAATTCATTTAATTGGACAAAAATTAACGGAAAGGTATGGCTCTTTTGAAAAACATTCTGCAGATTGGTATTCTTGGTTTGTAAGATGGGGAGAGCCTCGTCAGGCACAACAATACATGAAGATGTTTCAAGTAGATGATGAATACAGTATTGGCCCCTCTTCAAAAAAATTATATATGTATGATACATTCAAATTAAAAATGCAAGAAGAATATGATATGCAAGATAGAGTTAACACTGTAATGTCTTCAACTTCTGAAAAATTAAATAAGTTGGGGGCAGCTTTCCAGGTCATGGGAATATCAATTGGAGAAAAACTTTTACCTGTAATTTCTGCAATTGTTTCTATGGTGGAGGGTCTTGCTAATATTATGGCAAATAACCCTATAATTTCAACTTTAACAACCATAAGTTTAGTAGCTATGTTAGGTGCTGGAATAATGTCTGTCGCTCAATGGCTCGCTCCTGCTGTAGCTCAATTGGGTATGGGTTTTCAAAGTTTCAGAAAAGGAGGGGGTATTAGCAGTCTTTTTATGCCCATGAGAATGCAAGAAGAAATAATGGAAGATATGCTCATTGCACAAGGTGGGACTCCTGGGATGGCTAAGGATGCCAAAAAAGGAAAAACACGCCCACAGGGAAAAACAGTTGGTTCCCCTGCCACTGGGTTTTATAATATTGATGCTGATACAAAGAGTAAACATGGAAGCATGAAAGGGGGTTCTCCAAAAAATGATCCCTTAATTTTACAAGGAGCTAAAGAAGGAAAAGGTGGTGAATTTTTTGCAGGCACTCCTACAACAAGGGATAAAGCCTTAGCTAAACAAAGTGTAGCTAAAAAAATGGAACAACTCCCACTGGAAGCTTTTATTACCCCACCAGCAGCAGGAAAAACATATAAACCGTCAACAGTTTCTGGATACTGGGATAAAGCCGGAGCTAATCTTTTTGCAAGGTCTGCGGCAACAAATTTAAACGATACTTTCAAAAAGGGTTTAATTGCAAACTGGGGATATAAACCTTCTTATATTGGAGGGAAACCTTTAGATAAAGTCTTACCTAGTATGGCGGGAAAAGATTTATCTAAAAGTTCATCTTTTGCTCATCTTTTCCCAACGAGAGAAAGTGTTTGGATGTCTCAAATGTATAGAGGGAGAAGTCCAAATGATATCAGAAGAGGGTTAAATGCTTCAAATTTAAAAAGATTTGAACGTAGTTTAGGGTTTTATGATGCATTAATGATGTCAATGGTTTTAGCACCAGAGGCTGCAAGATTACAACAAGCTGGTTTTAAAAGTAAATTAGCTACCGACTTTAGAGAAGACAAAAAGCCAAAAGAAAAGATTAAAGATAAAGGTACTCAAACTAAATTAGTTGAATTTGGTGAATCAGAAAGAGATAAAAAGGCAGCTCAAAAAAGAGAAGAAGAGAGAAAAAAAAGTATTAGACAAATTTATCAGTACGAAAAGGAGTATCAAAGAAGGAATAGGCAAATTTTAGCACAAGTTAGATCAACTAAAA